GGTGGCGGCGGAGAGGTGCCAGGTGCGGCCCTTGCGTTCTCCGCGGGATTCGACGAGGCCGATCTCCACCAGACGGTTAAGGGTAGCCCGTGCGTCAGGTTCCGGCTTTTGCGTCAGCCGTGCGGCCTGTTCCGTGGTCAGCCGGCGCTCCTGCCAAAGGGCGTTCAGGAGCAGTAAATCGTCGAGTGACAAGTCGCGTCCGGCGCGGGATTCTTCCACCAACAGTCGAACGAATTCCAGGTTGGCCGGGCCGCCAGGCAGGAGCACGACGACGCCGGATTCGTTGCTGCGCTCATAGGAGGGTGCGGGTCGGCCGTTGCGGAGTTGTTCGTAAAAGATGGTGTCGATGCCGCGGGCGGTGCGCTCGACGATACCGGCCCGCTTGAAGGCATCGGCCAATAGCGGATTCCGAGGTCGCGGCGCGGTCACTAACAGGTTGTCGAGGCGGACACCTTCGGGAAAGCCGCCGGGATTGGAGATTTCCAGGCGGCCATCGTGCCACTGGACATGAACGGCACCGAGGCGCGTATAGTCACGATGAATCAAGGCATTGGCCACGGCCTCGCGGAACGCCGGCAGGGGGTAATCCGGGACGGCCACCCGCAACAGGCCGACCATTACTTCCTCTTCGCGGTTGCGCGCAGTGAACCGCTGCACGCACTCTTCCATGACGCGCAGGAGAGGCCAGCGGAAGAATTCATTGACTTCTACTTTTTGGCCACGCAGCACTTGAAAGGCTACTTCATGCGTGGGCAGGAGTCGGCCCAGTGACTCCTCTTTACCAAACAAAAGCAGGCCCAGGACGCGGACGTTGTGGACCCGGCCGTTGGCTTCGACCGCACCGAGGGCTTTGGCCAACTCCAGGTCAGGCAAGGCGAGCAGAGACTGGTCACCGTTGCGGTGCTCGCGAATGCTGCGGCGGAATCGCTCGAATTCTAGTGGATCCAGGTCCTCCCAGGTGGCGTCAGGGATAATAAGCGAAGAGTAGTCTTCCGAGCCTCGGTCGGCCTGCCGAGCGTGCATCTCGTGAAAGAACATCGGCAGACAGCACGGTTTGCCGTCACCTCCTAAAGCGCGACGTAAATATCGCCCTGATGTCGTTCCGACGGGGGACCGCATCGGGGGAACTTCTACGACGATTATCTCTTTATCTCCCTCCCATGGAACAACCGATATTCGAGCAGTCAAAGCAGGACGTGTTCGGTTGGCGATGAGGGCCGCCAAACGAAGAGGGTCGGTGCGGCCGGACTCGTGACGAGGTCTCGCGCCGGTAACACGCCCGTCGTCTTCGACGCCGATCAGAACCCATCCTGGAGTGTCGGTGGTGCGGTTGGCCAGGCAGACAACTGTTTCCACAAGGTCATCGTCGGATAATCGTTTCCGCTTTTCCCCCTTGAACTCTACGTCAAGGGATTCGCCCTGCGCAATTAACCGCTGGAGAGTTTCCCTTGTTATAGCCGCGCTTCCCCGGGGAGCAGGGCCAGGAGATTCCGGCAGATGCGAGTGGTTGGCTCTTTGGTTTTCTTCTCCAGGTGGATGCGTCTCGCGGCCCCACAGTGCCGTCAAATAGTCTACGATCGAGCATTCCTTGCCACTTTTTTCGTGAGGATAGACGGCTACGGGTTCGTCCTTCCCCTCCTCGAACACGAACAGTGCTGGAACCTGTTCGCCAAGGTGGGGAAGGCCTCCCGTGCGGCGGCTGCCAAACAGCTGGCGTACCCCGATATGCTGCCGTACCGCAATTATTGTAGCCCTTTCCCGCCATCGCTCCATTTCATCAGAGGACAGGTCCTTTGTGTCCAGAAGCTTGCACTTGATGCCGACAGCTTGGACCTTCTTCAGCTGGGACTTGATGACCTCCAGGTCAAAGTCACCGAAAGGCTTGACGGTACTGTCGTAAAGAAAAACCAGTCTCGAGATCATCTTTGCTTCTCTTTTTGCGATAGTGCTGGAATCGAGAACCCCAGCGCTTCCAGATTCTGACAGATGGTGGCGTCGAGTTCCTCGGCCTCGGCCATTTGCTCCCACCACTGCGCGGCCAGCCGCTTCATCTTCTCCTCGAATGGCTCGCCGTCATCTTCCACCTCGGCCGCGCCGACGTAGCGGCCTGGGGTGAGGATGTGGTGGTGTTTACGGATGTCCTCGATAGTCGCGGCTTTGCAGAAGCCGGGAACGTCTTTGTAGTCGCCAGCGTCCCTTTCACCGCGCCAAGCATGATAGGTGCGGGCAATCCGCTCAATATCTTCCTGGGCCAACTCACGGTGGGTACGATCGACCATGCGGCCCATCTTGCGGGCATCGATAAACAGGACTTCGCCACATCGGTCCCGAAATCGCTTGTTCCTTTTGTCCCGCGTCAGGAACCACAGACAGGCCGGGATCTGAGTCGAGTAGAAAAGCTGGCCCGGCAGGGCGACCATGCAGTCCACCAGGTCGGCCTCGATGATGGCCTTGCGGATTTCGCCTTCGCCCGAGGTGTTGCTGGTGAGCGAGCCGTTGGCTAGGACGAATCCGGCAGTGCCGTGAGGGGCGAGGTGGTGGAGAAAGTGGAGAATCCAGGCGTAGTTGGCGTTGCCGCCGTCCACGTGAACGAAGGAGTCGTCCTTCTGCTTGCGCCGACCACCGGGGGGCAGGGAGAACTGAGCGTTGCCGTTAGGCTGGTCGAAGCGTCGCCAGCGGACATCGTTCTTCACCTTGGAGTAGCCCCAGTCCTCCATGTTGAAAGGCGGATTGGCGAGGATGAAGTCGGCCTTGAGGTCCTTGAACTTATCGTCGAGGAAGGAGTCTCCCCATTGGATGTCGCCGTCGATACCCCGGATGGCCAGGTTCATCAGGCACAGCCGCCAGGTGGTGTAGTTGGACTCCTGGCCGTAAATCGAGATGTCGCGCTGAAGGCGGACCCTAGACCTCTTGGCGTTGCCGTTACCGGAGGCGTGGGCCTGAACGAACTTCACGGCTGAGACGAACATGCCGCCGGATCCGCAGCAGGGGTCGAAGACGCGGCCCTTGTAAGGCTCGAGCATCTCGACCAGGAGCTTGACCACGCACTGGGGGGTGTAGAACTGGCCGCCGAGCTTGCCCTCGGCCGCAGCGAAGCGGGCGAGGAAGTACTCGTAGACCCGGCCGAGCACGTCGCGTTGGCGGCTCTCCTTATCGCCCAGGCCGATGGTGGCGATGAGGTCGATAATCTCGCCGAGCCGGGCCTTATCGAGTGCCGGGCGGGCGTAGTCCTTGGGCAGGACGCCCTTGAGGACCCTGTTGTCACGCTCGATGGCGGCCATGGCGTCGTCAACGAGTGAGCCGATCTCGGGACGCTTGGCGTTCTTTTGAAGGTAGTCCCAGCGGGCCTCCGGCGGAACCCAGAAGATGTTGTCGGCCAGATATTCGTCTTTGTCCTCGGGGTCGGCGAGGGGATCGTTCTTCAGGGCGTGATATTTCTCCATGAAGGCGTCAGAGATGTACTTGAGGAAGATCAGGCCAAGGACGACATGCTTGTACTCGGCGGCGTCCATGTTGCCGCGGAGCTTATCGGCGGCACGCCATAATTGCCGTTCGAAACCGAGGTTGGCCGCCTGCGCCGCATCGGCGGCAGGCAGGGCTTTGTGGTTGTTCTTGTTGGCCATGCGTTTTCGCCCGTTCGGTTTGCGGTTCCTGAACCCTGCATCAATAGCACCCTTGGGGAAATGTCCACCGGGGCCATTCAACTGTCATCCGAATCGCGTGTCAATCGTTCATTTCGGAGGCCGTCCCGCCTGTTTTCCGGCTTTGGAACTTCCGCCCCTACGGGACTGTGGGGAAGGAACATGACCGGACCGACCGGTGCCTGGGAGCAGGCCGCAACGGCAGCGAGCGACCACGCTATCGGTCCGCCGTGCGCTGGAGCATCGTCTTGACGTCACGGCGGACCTCTTCGAGGAGGGCCTGGACATTCTTCAGATCGGCCGACTGGGTGGCCTGGTGGATTTCGATGGCCTGGATCCGCGCGCTGTTGGCCTGAATGGCCCGCGTATTGGCCTGGATCGCCTGCGTGTTGGCCGACACCGTCCGGTAGAACGACCCGATGCCGATCAGGACCGTGCCGAGGGTCACGATGGCCGTCACATAGGGAGCCCAGGAGATCACCTGTCGTTTCCGCTGTGCCGTCATTTCTTGCCTCGTCTGCCAATCAACTCGCCGGGTTCGCCTTCGGCCACCGCCCGGTACGTCCGCTCGGCCGCGACCAGGGGCAGGCCTTCGAGCAGGGCCAACGTGTGAACGCCGCTCTTGGCCGCACGCATCCAGTCCATGCGCAGCAGGGCCGCGATCGTCTCGGCCGGGGCACGGAGGATCGGGTTGTCCCGTCGCCACCCCTTGCGATATGCCATGGCCGCCGACCCGATCAAAGGAATCGCGTTGACCTGCTGGACCAACGCGGCCCAGGCGATGTAGCCCGGCATGCCTTCGAGCTCTTCGGGCGGTTCGTCACCCCCGATCGCCTGGATCAGCAGGGCCGCAATGACCATTCCCGCCACGCTGCGGGCCGCTTCCGGCCAGCCGCCTCGCGCCACGTCGCGCGGCAGGTCGTATCGTGCGATGTTGTATAACTGGTTCAATTGGTTCGTGAACATCAGGGACCAATTGAGCCATTCGCTGGTCGTGTACAGGCCCGGAAGGTCCTCCGGCGCGGCCGCCGGCTGGGTTCGCATCGTGGCGTTGCGGGCCCGTCGGACGGCCTCGGCCTCGCCATGTTCCTCCAGGTTGGCCTGGTAGACGGCATTCCAGCCGATGGTGACCGCCACGCTGTCCATCAGGCGGATCGGCGCCATACCCGCCCGTCGCACCCGGTCGAGCCATCGGCCGCTGCCCTCGGTCGCGGCGTACATTTCCTCGATCTCCCGCTCGATCAGGCGATGCTTGATCGTAGGGTCCTTCTTGGCCACCGTCTCCATCAGGGCTCGCGGGCCTCTGGCGAACTCCAGGGCCGAGGCCAACAGGTGCCCGACCCCCGCGTCGCGCAGGTACAGGGCCAGGGACGGTAACTGCTTGGCCCAGGTCAACACGTTGAAGCTCAGGTAGGCCGTGGCCACGTTGCGCCGCAGCCAACGCGACAGGTTGTCCAGGTCGCCGTAGGTCTTGTAGATGTTCGGATTCGCCACGCGGTTGATGTAGTCCCGGACGGCCTTGTTGAACGCGTCTGCGAACTGTTGCTTGATGGCCGTGCGGACCTCCGGGCTCTGGAACACGCGATGCAGCCGGTTGACCACGGGGGCCAGGGCGATGAAATGCTCCTGCACGTCCACCTGCTGGATGAAAATCTTGACCACGTCCAGGTCGATCGGCGACTGGAACTCGGCCGGGATGTCTTTGCGTGCATAGCTGAACCCCCGGTCCGCGTACCCCTTCTTCAGGGCCGCCCGGTGCTCGATCTCCGTGATCAACTGTTCCTCCGGCGTGCCGAACTCGGCATTCACGCGCCGCATCGGGGCGTAGTTTTCCTCTTCTTCAGGCACGACGTTCGTCGTCTCGGCCACCGCCCGGAACAAAGGGCCTTTGCGGCATTCACAGGCCGCAATGATCCAGTCGCCCAGGGCCTTCTGGCTCGGCGTCAGGCGGTCGATGATGGCCCGTATCTGGGATTCGCTCAGCCGGTTGCCGAAACGCAAGGCGGCGTCGGCCCGCGCATTCTGATGGTACACATACACGCCGATCATGCGTTGCAGGGTCCATTGCCCCTGGGCCGTCGGCACATCCGGCAGATGAACCGGCGCCGTCAACTGCCGCCAGGTGATGCCCAGGGACTCCATGGCCACGACCAGCTCGGCCGTTCGGCGATCCACCCATCGGAGCTTCTTGGCCTTCGCCTGCTTGACCTGATCGTACAACATGCGCGTGATCGGGCCGTCGAACGTGCCGTGGCCGTGCTCCAGCATGTCAAACAGCCGCACAGGACGCAGGGTCGCTGCGTCGATTTTGGCCTTGGTCTTCTTGGCCCTGTCCGCGAGGGTTTCGGCCGCGGGTCCGACAACCACCCCTTGCCGTACCTGAACGCCGCGGCCTTCGGTGATGGCATCGATGGCGGCGTGGCGGAGCCGCTCATCGACCCGCTTGCGGTGTTTGATCCACAGATCGTACTTCAACCGGCCCAGCTTGATGAGCCGTTGCCGTTCCGCGGCCAACGCCTCCAGCTGTTCCAGGCTGTAGTCGTTCAGGGGCTTGCTCTGGATCGCCTCCAGGACCTTGCGCGGGACCTCGGCGATCTTCTCAGGATGGCGCTTCAGGTATTCGGCCGTCCGCTGGCGGGCGTGCAGGGTCTTCTCGGCCCGACGGTGCAGGTCGATCCCGGCCGTCAGGGCCGAGATCGCCTCCCGGTAGCTCCAGTGGACGTTTCCGGGGATCGGGGCGGTCAAGGCCTGCACGGCCTTTCGCATACGTGCCTTGGCCTCGCGGACGGCCTTGCGCTTCTTGGTAAGGGCCCGGCGACGTTGACGCTCCTTCTCGGCCTGGTCACGCCGACCGGCTGCGTAGGCCGACCGGGCGGCCCGTGCCGCCTTGCGGAGGGCCTGGCGCAGGGCTTCCTCTTCGTAGTACAGGTCACCGATTTTGGTCTTGCCCGTGACCTCCCGGACCCGGACCCGGATACTGCGCTTCAGGGGCCGAACCTGGGCCTGCCGGATCCGCCGCAGATCGCTCCGGGCCTGCACCCGGGCGCGTGCCGCATCCAGCATGGCGTAGGCTACCGCCTTCTGGAAATCTTCGCGGCTTGCGAAAAACTCCGCAGGCCGCGTCTCGAACGCAGCAGGGCGTACCGGCCAGACACCGCCGACGGCTTCGTATTCCAACGCCACGGCCGATTGTCCATCGAACGCCTGAACGGGTCGCAGGCCTTGCGGCCGACCGGGCCCACCGGAAATCGGCCGGATCCCCGATTCGGTCTCGATGTGGGCCCGGCCGTCTGCGTCGGCGTACACCGTGTACGGAACGCCCTTACTCCGCATGGCGCGGGTCGCCAGGTCCACCGTCTGCCAGGGCTCGGCTCCAAGCTTCTGCCCCTCCCGCATACTCGCCTTGAGGATGTCCGCCGCCGTCTCAGCCGCACGCACGGCCTCTTTAGCCTTGTCGCCGAACGCCTCCCACAGGGCTTGCCGACGCCGCTCGAACGGGATCCCGTCGTCCGGCGTCTCCGGCAAGGGAGCGTCCTCCGGCTCGATCCAGGTGTCGGCTTCCGTGAAATCCACGTCGTCCGCAACCACAAGATCCTGCTCCAGCTCCGGGTAACCCCTGAACGCCTCGCGTTCCAGCCGGTTCGCCGTGCGTCGCAGGACTTCGGCCTCTTTGGGATCCGTGACCTTCTCGGCGGCGGCCCGGTACGTCTCGGCCTTCTCCTTGAGCGCATACGGATTTGTGGTCGACGTCCCCTCCCCCTTCCATTGCAGGTTTTCCCGTTGCTCGACCAGCCAGGTAAAATACGGATCGTGCTTGACCGCCTCGCCCAACAGGTTCACGTAGATTCCAGACCGATCCTTCTTCAGCTTCTCGCTCAGGTCGAGGACCCATTCGACCATCTCGTCTTCACCGCGGATCTCGATGCCGAAGCGTTCCAGAAGCCAGTCCGCGACCGTGTCCCAGTCCGCTATGCTGAATCCTTTTCTGATCTGGGGCATGCGCCTGCGGAGGAGCGCCTTTTTGTGCGGTGGCAGGCCATCCACCCTGTCGCGCACTTCACCGCGGTTCCAGTCGACCGAGCCGCCGGCGATGTCGTATATTTCTTCCAGGTTCTCAGCCGCAGTCAAGACGTATTGCTGATACAGCGGGTGCTCCCTGATCTCCCGGCTCACCCGGCCCAGGAGATACCTGCGCTTGCCCTCGCTCAGGGGCTCGTCTTTGATCGGCAACGGTTCCGATTCGGGCTGTGGCTCCGGCTCCCCTTCTGCCTGCGGCTCTTGTTGGGGCTCCGCCCCCAGGACGGCCTGCGGCTCGGCGACCGCGGCGGCGACCGGCTGTTCAGCAGGCGGCGGGGCCTCCATGCCCGCGTCCGCCGGGCGTTCCGGTTCGCCTTGCTGCTCGGCCTGGGCCAGCGGAGCTTCCATCACGGCCGCCTGCGTCTCGAACGCGGCTTGCGGCCCAGCCTCGGTTGCCTGCTCGCTCTCCGGACCGGGTTCGGGCCCAACGGGTTCAGCCTCGGTGGCAGCTTCGGTCGCCGCGGCCCTCTCGACTTCCGGGACAGGCTCGGCCTGTCGGGGTTCTGCGACGCCTTGGATTTCCGTAGCGGCCTGCGATCCAAACCGGATCGGCTTGCCGGGAATCCTGCCGTATTGCGGCCCGCCCTGCCGGGACGGTTTGGCCGTGTCCGCCCGACCCTTCTTGACCCGACCCTCCACCATGGCCCTGAACACATCCGCATAGCTGCGGAATTGCCTGACGACGAAGGCCGCCTTGACCTTGGCCAGGAGGTCCGCGGCCTTGGCCCAGGCCTTGGCCAAGGCGTCCGCCTGGACTTCGCCCCGGTACTCGGCCACGAATCTCCCGAACGCCCGTGCCGCTGCTTCCCGGTCCCCCTTGAAGTGGGCGTCGATCACGGCCAGCTCGTCAGGGTCCAAGACGGCCTCCAAAACGTGAAACGCCTCGTGAGCCCCCGTCTGTGTGTCCGGCCCGGCCACTCCTTCCGGGATCGTCGTCATGAACGCACGGGTCTGCGGATCGTACCCCGAGAACGCCAGGCGAACGACCAACCGGCCCTTTTCGTTCAGGCCGGTGGCCCCCATCACCAGCTCGTCACCCTGCTTGCCCAACTCGGCCCCTTCGACCGTGACACCCTCTACTCCGTTGGCTTCCAGGATGGCCTTGACGGTCTGTTCGGCCTTGGCATAGTTCTCGGCCAGGTACCGCTCGGACACCTCCCGAAGAATGCGGGACTGCTCCTTGGCGTCCGACGAGCCGAAGGCCTTCAGGACCGCGTCCTTGTCCGCCCGGCTCATGCTCGCCCAGACGCGGTTCGGGATAAACACGAACGGCTTGTTCTGCCGCATGGCTTCGATCACGCCGCGGGCCTGCGGTGGGGTCATTCCCGTGGCCTGCCGGATCTCGTTGATCATGCGGGCTTCGGACGTGATTTCGACGCCCTTGCCACCGGCGACCAGCAGGGGCATCGCCAGGGCGGCCTCTTTCAGGCCCTCGATCTCCGGCTTGATGACATCGTTGAGCCAGTCGATTTCCGGATTCGTCTCGCTCAGGGCATCGGCCACGGCGACGGCCATGCCGTCGACGACGGCCTCCAGCGTCTCCTCGGCCATCTCCTCGCCGTAGGTCTTGACGGCGTCGGCCGCCTTGGAGCCCAGGTATCGCAGGATGCCGCGTTCGGCGGCACGCCCGGCCGTCTCGCGGGCCGCCGGACCGAGCTTGGCCAGTTGCCGGACCTGCAACGTATTGATGAGTGCGACCGGGATGGCCGCGACCGACGAGACACCGCGTGCCGTCTCGTCGTCGAAACCCAACTCTCGCAGATTGAAGTACATGTCGGGGGCGACCTGGACGTACCAATAAGCCGCCGTCCCGACCCCCGCCGTGCCGATTCCGGCGGCCGCCGAGCCGGCCACGTTCGGGAGCAGGCCGGCCGTGCCGATCGCGGCCCTTTGCAGCAGCCCTTCACCCTCGATCGGGTCGGCCTGCCACGTGGCCTCGACGGTCTCGCGCTGAAACGCACGGGCATCGGCGACCTGGTGGATGGCCTGCTGATACAACGCGTACGCCGCGTTCTCCTGCTCTTCGGTGATCCCCGCCTGTTCGCGGATCACGGACGAGTCGACCAACGGGTGCCACGAACCCATGACCGACCACAACAGGTCGACATCCGGCAGCGACTTGTCGTGCTCGGCTTCCCATTCGGAACGCAGGGTCTCGTACCGCTGCCGAACCTCCGGCGACAGGAGTGGTTCGTCGGCCACTGCAAAATCCCGCACGTTGGCCGCCGACCGCCACACACCGCGCATGAACTGGTCGACCAGCTTGCGGCCGAACGACCGGTCCTTCGGGGGCGTGACCATCATCACGTAGTTCAAAAACTCCGGTTTCGCCTCGTCCGGGATGTTCTCCAGGACGTGATTCCAGTCGACGCTGCCGTCGCCCGTGGCCAACCGCGTCGCGGCACGGAATAAAACCGGGTTGATCCCGTTCCGGCGCATCCAGTGATCCGTGTACGCGCGGCGAATCCATCGGGTCAGGGGCCGGATATCCTTGGGCTGCCGGCCGCCCCACAGGTGGCGCACCAGGTCGTCGTAGACCACCTCGGCCTGCTCCATGTCCAGGTCGGCCAACTGGGACAGGTACAGGACGTTGGTGGCACGCACGCCGGGCGTGTGCTTCGGCGTTGCCTCGGCTTTCCACGGGCTCAGCGCATCATACAGGTCCCGGTGTTCGGCCAAGACCATCTCGGGCCAGGTCCTGTCCCGAACCTGCGCAAGCAGGGATTCCTTCGAGAGGGCCGGGCCCCGGCTGGGGTCCTCGTCCCCGTAGAGGGACCGCTCGGCCTCGACCGACTCCTGGAGCTTCTTCCACAGGCCCGTATCGAAGAATGACGCCTGCCAGACTGCCATTAAGGCTCGCCTGGTCTGGAGTCGGCGATACGCGGTGACCAGCCACTGATCGGGATCCTCCTTGCCCCCGAGTTGTTCACGCAGCCAGGCGTCCGGGTCTTGTGGCCCCGGAGCCACCGGGGCGCGCGTCTGTTGCAACGGCGTCACCGGCGGCACATCGGTCGGATCGGCTGCCCGGGGCTCCTGCAGGTCGCGCAGGCGTACCTCCTCCGGCGGATTGCCCGCCGCCTGCCGGGGCCATTCCAACCGGATGGTGTTGTCAGTCTTGTTGCCCATGCTGCTCCTGCAGTATCTTCACGAAGCCTTCCGGGGTTCCGCCGCGTGCCTTGTATTGTTCCCACAACACCCGCTCGGCCGGGCCCAGGTTGGCGATGACGTCCCTGGCCAGGTTGCTCTTGCCCAGGCCCTGCCAGTACTCCGCTGCCGACACTTCCGGACTGCGGGCCCTCCACCGCTTCCACAACAGCCGACCGCCGCCGATCAACGGCGAAACCGCCAGCCAGGCCGCGTCGCCGAACGTCAGCGACACCTTGTCCACGGCGTCTTTTTGGATCTGCGGATACAGCAGGGATTCGAGCTTGGCGTACACGTCCGAGTCCGTGGCGTCCGGGTTCTCGCGGCACCAGGCCTCGAAATCGCTCAGGATGTTGTTGTAGGCCGCGTCGTTAACCCGGATCGCCTCGAAGTCCTTGTCCTTCCAGTCGTCTTCGTCGCCGCCGCCCGTGATCCAAAAATACCCGGCACGACGGCGGGCCTCGATCTGCTCCAGGGCCCGCTTGACCACGGGCCGGTCGAAGACGACGCGCTCGGCTGCCGCCCGCTTGCTGCGACGCTCTTCGAGGGTGTTGACCAGGGTGTTGGCCGTCTGCAGCGACAGGCCCTTGCCGACAACGTCGTAGATGGCCTGCGGCGTGACTTCTTCGCCGTTCAGGATCGCCAGACGAAGCTTCAGTTCGACCCGCGGATCCGTGACCAGGAAGGGATCCCGCTCGCCCTTGGCCCGGGCCTCCTGGTAAGCCGCCAGGCGCTGGGTCCACCGGTAGCCCGTCTCGGCATCGACCACGCCGGATTCGACGAAACTGCTGATGTCCGCCATCTGCAGTGACCCGTCGACCAGCTTCTGGAAGATCTCCGCCTCGGCCTGCTCGGCGGCCTGCAGCTTCGCGATGCGGGCGTCGGCCTGGCGGCGGTTCCACTCCGTGCGGAAGCCGTTCTCGAGGGCCTCCTTCTCCCGCGCGGACAGCCCCTCAGCCCCACGGATCGCGGCCAGACCTTCGTCCAGGCTCTCGGCTCCCAAGGCGGTCGTCCAGGCCCGTTCGCGGGACTCGATCAGGTCGAGCTTCTCGCGGGCCGCCTGGGCCTGCTTGGGCGTGTACAGGCCCATCTCTTCGCTGCGGGCGATCGCGTCCAGGGCCCGCTGCCTGGCCAGCACGGCGTCGTCCTCGCGGCCCTCCCGGATCGCGTCCCGGAGCATTTCGGCGCCACGCTCCTCGTCCACGGTGTTCTCGGCCGCGATCACGCGAATCTTGCGGCTCGTGGTCAGGCTGTTGAGCTTGGACTTCCAGTAGGCTTGAAGGTCGTTGTTTTGCAGGCGATAGGCGTTCGCGGCCCGACGACTCTTGGGCCCGAGCTCGTCAAGCTGGGCCAGGGCCTCGTGGAACATGCGTTCATGCTGTGTGTAGTCCGGCTCCTCGGCGATGCGCCTGAACGTGTCCACCATCAGCTCGTCGCGGCGACGCGCAGCCTCGCTCAACTCCACACGGTCCATGTAGCCCTGCAACACATCCAGGTCATCCGCCACCTGATTCAAGGCCCGGCCCGCGATCATCATGCCCCGGCCGAGCCGTTCGGCTCCTGCATCGCTCATGGCCGCGGGATTCGCACGCACGGCCCCGACACCCGCGGCGGGGCTGACCTGCGGTTTGTACGGTTGAATGCGCGGCATGGCTTATCCTCTGTAGTAGTTCGTCAGACTACTGCTCAGGCCGCTCAGGAGCGTCGATCCGGTCCGCCACCGCGAGGCGCGCTTGGCGGCCCGCCCGCGCATCAGCGACAGGCCCGCCTGGCCGGTGTCCAGGGCCGCCTGGGCCATGTACTGGTCGCTCGACAGGCGCCCGCGACGCAGGAGGTTCAGGCGGTCGAGGACCGCATCGGCCGCCGACTGCTCCAGGACCCGAAGCGGCGAGCCTTCGCTCATGAGCACCCCGGAGGCCCCGTAGGCCGCACGCATCCGTGCCATCTGTTCGTCGGCGGCCCGCTTCTGCCGGCGGGCCTCGGCCAGGGCCTGCTGCTCGGCCTCGAGGGCCTGCTTGCGGCTCAATTCCGCGTTGTACTCGTGCCACAGGGCTTCCTGTTTGGCTTGGGCCTGGGCCGCCTGACCTTGCCGATAGGCCCCGACGGCCGACGTGACCCCGCCGACGATCCCGGCAATCATGGCCGCTTCAAGCATGGTCGTCCCTCCCGGTGGCCAAAGCGTACATATAGGCGTCGCCGCCGTCCGGCATGTAGCCGCGCATGCGGCCCTCCATCTCGAACCCCAGCCACCGCACGAACCGCATGCCGACCGCGTACGTCACGGGTACGACGGCCTGGACGCGACGCAGCTTGTGCTCCTGCATCAAGAACATCAAGCCCAGTCGTGTTTGCTTGGCGATGGCCATGGCGTACTCCTTCCGGTCGTTCGGGTAGACGGCCCACGCCTCCCCGACGCCCGGCCAGAACGGTTTGACGCCGCCGCAGCCGATGACCGTCTCGCCGGCCAGGGCCGTGTAGGCGTAGCCCTCGTTGGCCTCCAGCTCCTGAACGAACGCCTTGGACTTGGCCAGGGGGCCCACGTCCGCCTGCTCCAGCAGGGCCAGGTAGTGCTCGGCCTTGAATGGGATGATCCGCACGTCAGGCATCGGCGAACTCCAGGTGCAGGGCCAGGCTGCGAACCGTCAACGGCAACGGGTTCCGCTGGACGACGTAGAACCGGCCCTCGCGGTCGAACTCGTCGCCCACGGGCTCGACGTGCACGCCGGACCACAGGGCCTCGGCATCCGCGCCCAGGACGACGTCGCGGTACGATCCCTCCACGGTCCCCACGGCGGGCTTCTGGGTCTCGTGCAGGCTGACGGCCACCTCGTAGGCCCGCTGCACCCGGCCCGACGTGTCGCCCACCCGGGCCGAGAAATCCGCCCGCATGGGGCACAGGATGGACTCGAACGGCAGGCCCCCTACCACGTTCTTGGCCTCGGCAGACTGCGGCAATGAGATGTCACCGTAGGCGTCGACCGGGAGGTCTTTGTAGACCACACCGTCGGCCAGGACGTCGATTGTCCATACCCGGATGTGCCGAGCCAGCCGCAAGGTGGTTTTTGGCGTCGTTGCACTATGGTATTCCATTGCCGAGTCTACACAGCAGACCAGGTCGATGTCCGTGTTGTTCTTTAGCGGACCGAGGTATTCGAGCAGGACAGCCGTGTTCGGCGGATCGTCCTTGTCGATGGCTCGTTCGACCGCCAGCCACACTTGGTCCTCACTCGTTGTTGGCACAACGGCGACGCCAAGGATGGTCCCCTGCGTGTCGTGGCGGCTCCAGGCCTGCACGTCGTGGAACGGCTCGTAGGTCAGGGACGCCAGCGTCCCGTCGTTCAGGACGCACCACAGGATGCCCATGGGCTGGGTCTGGACCGCAATCGAGCGGATCCCGACCTCGGCGATGTGCTCGGCCAGGATCGTCGCGTCCTGGGCGGCGTAGCTGTCCGTCTCGAACCGGTACTTCATGGCCCGCACGCCGTCGCCGTCCCGCTCGACGAAGAACACCGCGTCGTGCAGCATGACCGCCTGGATGGCGGCGCTGCCGTAGCTGGACTGCTGCTCCTGGTCCAGGTTCGTGGCCGTCAGGACCTCGCCCTCGGCCGGGCGCAGGATGTGCTCACCGCCCCGCGTGCCGATGACCAGGGCCGAGCCGAACGCCTTGATCCATCGGATGCCGTTCTGCGTGCCCGAGGCCAGCGTGTAGCTGTCCGAGTCGTCGTCCCGTGTCCCGGTCCGGAAGTTCGTATAGTCGTCCACGGCCGACCGCCAGACCGTCTGCGGCTGGGCCGGCGTGCCGCCAAAGACCAGACGATTGGCGCTGATCTCGATGGCAGCCGGATACCCCCGCCGGCCGTTCCAGGCTCCCTCGGCCCAGTGCGGTGTCGGGTCGGTGCTGTACAGGTCCTCCACGACGTCGACAGCGACCTGGGTCGGGCTGGTGTAGCCGGTGATCTTGACGATCCCGTCGACACGGTTGCCCAGGCTGGAAATCTTGATGCCGAATGACGCGTCCAGGTTGGCTTCGCTATGTGCCCGCACGTAGAGGTTCGGCTCGTCGGCATCCTCGGTGATCAGGTAGTTTTTGTCGTCGTTGCTCGACAGCATCCGCACGTTTTCCCAGTCACCGTCAGCCCCGATGCGCTCCTGAATCCACACCGACCCGGTCCAGGTCCCATGCGTGATCACCTCGTAGCCGTTGACAACGCGCAGCTCGGCCGTGGTGTGCGGCGCACCTGTGGACCAGTTGGCGGCCGACACAAACGAATGGCCCGCGTTGGGCGCACGGTAGTGGCTCAGCCGCATCAGGGATCCGACCATGGCCTCGGTGAAGATGCCGCTCGACGCCGTCAACGTCCCCGTACCGGTCGTCACGCTGCAGGCCAGCGTGATCGTTTCGTCGTCGTTCTCCGGCGCGAACGGCCCGCCGACCGTCCCGACCTCCGACAACACCCAACGGTCTTCGGCATACCGCATGAGCTTGTGCACGGGATGGTTGGCGTGCACCAGCCACATCACGTCGTTGATCTGAGCGTACTGCAGGTCGGCCAGGTCGCTGTCCGTGTACGGCGTCGGAATCGTGTACAGCCATCGATCGTATTGCGTCAGTGCGCCAGGGTCCTGGACATGTTCATCGCTTGACAGGTCGAGCCAGTCGGAGCTGGAGCCGGGATTCGTCGTGCCCGACGTCTCCTCCACGACGCAGATGTATGCAAGCCCGCCATCCTTGACGACCTCCCCCTCGTAGTAGGTGTTGCCCGGCGACCAGGCGGGGAGGTCGTCAATCACCCAGCCCAGCATCCTGGGATTGTCGCCCGCGACCGCCACGTGCATGTACCCGTCTACAAACACCAAGATATAGACCTCGTCCGTAGAGTACATGAACGGAACGATGCGCGTCGCAGCGTTGGCCAATCCCAACTTGCCGACGAACTTCGTGCCCGGACGGCGCACGGCCGCGCCGTAGGGCGTCGGCAGCATGTTCTTCAGGATGCGACAGCCCGCCTGGTACTTCGCCAGGTCGCTGCGCCCGTCCAAGAGCGGGCTCAGCTCTCCGGCGTTGAACGAACGAATGACCGGTGCGACGTTCATGGGCTAGTTTCCGATTCCAATCCTGAAGTAACACGAACACCGCCCGTCGGGCGGGATGGAGAAACCCGTCCCACCAGCGGGCCAACTATGGAGTTGCATCGAACGTCCCCGCCGTCGTCCAGGTCCCGGAGATCAACTTCTGGATGTACATCTTATCCGGGTCCGTATCGTCCTGCTTCAGCCGCCAGGCCCCGTTCTCTCCCGTGCCGCCCTTCCACGAGGGATTCACCCCAAAGCACACGTTGGTGGGGTTGTTCGCCGTGAACCCCGTGATTCCCGTCAGTACATTCCCCGCATAGATCACATCGTCGATGGCCCCGTTGATCTGGGACTGGCTGTTCAATACGACGTTGTTCAACAACGCGACCCGGGTCAACTTGTCGCTGCCCTTCACGGGGTTAGAATACAAATCCAGCACGTTGCAGATCAGCGACACGTCACTGGCCGTTCCACTGCCGGCGTACGTGTACAACTGTGCTCCGTTGGTCGAATAGATGTAGTTGTTCAGCAGGCTCACCTTCTTGATGTTGCCGGTGGACCCGCTCTCGAGGCACATCCGGACCCCCACACAATTCGTAAGCCGGTCCGGGGTGATCAGCGAGTTGCCGACAATCGACACCGTGTCGATATCGCTGCCCCCGTTGACCTGCAGCAGGATGGGATACCGCAGGCCCCCCGAGATGCTGGTCATCTGGTTGCCACTGAACGTCAACTGCTGGAGGGTCGCCGTCTGGCCCGCCGTGTCCGACACGTACACGTAGCCCTTGCGAATCGTATTTCCCTGGACCATGATCCGCCGGATCGTCGCCCCGGCAGCACTCGTATTGATCCGCAAGATAGCTGGGCTGGAATCCGTGCCGCACATGATGTTGCCCTGGAGGATCACGTCCTCGACCGTTTCCCCGTTGTAGCTGCCGTAAATCTTCAGATCCGGCGTCACGTTCCCGACGAACGAACATCCATAGATCTCCCCCGACACCGTGATCCCGGATTCCAGTTGGCATCCCCGCATGCTGCTGTTGTAGATCGGCGCATCGGACCGCCCGTGGAAGATCGCGCCGTCGTCCGACGTGCCCGAATGAATACTCTCCTCCGAGTAGAGTCCTTCAAACAGGATGTCGTGCTGCCCATCGCCTCCGGAGACCGCCCCGTGCCAACGGGCCGCCTGCGCAAAGTGCACGCGGTTGCCACGCCCGTTGCAGTTGCTGACTTTGATATACGCATTGGTCCCGCGCAGGCCGATCCCCTCGTAGCCGCATTCGTCCGTCCGGCACCGGTTGACGTGGATCCGCTCGCTGCGCGTGACGCAGATGCCGATCTGCCTGCCGTAGTCGTCGATCGTGGACGCGTACGCCAGATTCTCGACGACGCAGTCTTCGATGACGCTGTCGGTGCACTGGTCCAGCAGGACGCCCACGTGGTGCTCGTCCGGATCGTAGATCGCAGCGTCGCCCTGTCCTTGGCCCGCGTCGAGGTACAGCCCGCGCAGGACGATGTTCGAGTCGCCCGTGCCAACGGCCCCGACGTTGCGCACGATGGTCGCAACGGGCACCGTGTCGCTGTACAGCGTGATCTGGTTGGCCGCCTCGTCGAACCGGTGCCCCGCCCGCACGCGGACGCGGTTCCCCTGGCAAAAGACGACCTCCGTATGCGACCGCAGGAGGATGGGCGAACTGACGTAGTACGTGCCCGGCAGGTACACGACGGGGTTGTTTCCGCCGGCCGCCGCACTGATCGCCGCGTTGATCTCGGCCTCGTCGTCCACCCCGTCGCACAGCCAGGCCCCGCGGTTGGCGGCACGGCTGCGCAGGTCGGATGGCGCATCGTACGGCACGACCAGCAGGGGCGTGTCGAAGCCGCGGCTGACCGCGAACGCCATCGAGGACATCGCCATCAGGATAAGGCACATTGTTCGCATCGGAGTACTCCTTTTGTCATGCATTCGCCTCGAGCCACTGCCGGGCCAGCCGGCACTCTCATACAACGGTTCCCTATAGTGCCGACAACGCGGCCTGGGCCACCAGGTCCACGAGCATCCCCAGGATCGCCCGGCCCTGCTCACGCTGCAGGTCCACGCTGTCCATATTGGCCCTGTTGGCCACGGCCCAGGCGTCGTTGAGTCGCCGCTGGACTTCGAGCCGTGCCGCGACCCCGGAGACGTTCACCGCCCCGGCCTCCAGGGCCAGGTCGATAGCGCGCCGCAGCCCGGCGACCTGGGCCTCCAACAGGGCCCGTGCCAGTTCCTTCGCCTTGTCCTTGATGACTTCCCCATCCATTAGTCTTCACTCCCCTTACCTCGGACCGCATCACGGATTCGTTCCCAACTTTGCGCGCTCAAGTCCAGCGCTTCGGCCGCCTGGTCGCGTGTCAGCCGCCCGACGCACGTCTCGCAGGTCGGGGCGGCCTTGGCGTCCTCGGCGATTGCCCGTTGGACCGCCGCCGTCTGCTCGATCAGTACGCGATACTCCGGCGTCACCGTCACGCCGCCGCAGCCGACCATGCCGAGCAGCACCAGGCCGATCAACAGGACAGGCACCACCGAGCCGGCGCCGATCTGTTTGGTGGCGCGCACCCGTCCAACGATCACCACCACCGCCGTGACGACCTCCGCGATCGCCGTGCCGATGGCCCCCAGGGCGTTGGCGACCTGCTGTCGTTCGCCCGACAGGTCCAGGCCGAACAGATTCGCGACGCCGACGATCAGCATCGCGATGCCGCCCCACATCGTCATGCTCGTGTACCATGGTTTCGTTTCATTCATGGCCTTCTCTCCTGCAACTCGGATGTCTCGGTTTCCGCAGTGCGGACACTGCGCCGCATCGTTCGGGTCGTCGACGAACCCGTCCCACAGACACCTAGGACAGTACGCCGGGTACGCGATTCCGCCTGGCCCGCGTTTCACGTTCGTCGGCCTCCTTCAGGTAACATTCCCGGCATACGTCCACGTCGCCGTCATCGAGGCGGACGAACGCCTCACGGTCCGGGTGGTTCACGCACGGATAGTGCGGCGGCCTGCCCATCAGTCGACCCCTCCACCGCGCGCGTCCAACCACGCTGTGCCGCCTTCCTCGTCACTCGACGGGTTGTCCCAGCCAACGGCGTTGACCTGCCGGGCCCTCAACAGGGCCTGCTCATACTCGACCACGAGCCGGTCATAGAGGCCCTGCGACGGCTTGATGCGCATGCACATGGCCGCGGCCAGCCGAGGCACGAAGGCCTGGACAAACACGGCCGGAAACAGCGTCGTGTCCTCGATATCGCCGACGTACCGTACCCGCACCTCGCCGTAGTCCGCATACAGCCGGTCGGCCTCCAACGCCCAGGCCAGGGGCAGGCCCGTAAACGACGTGGCCGACACCACGCGCAACGGCGGCACCGGCAGGGCGGACGTGGGGTACCCGAACATGACCGACCCGCCGTTCAGCCGAGCCAGGTAGACGAGCACCTCCGCCCCGTCGTCGTCCAGGGCCGGGCACTCGATATACGACCCGTCGCCAGCCACGGCCGAGACCGCATAATGACCGTCCACCAGGCCCGCACCCGACAGGTACACCGTGTCGCCGGGCCAGGTCGCATCGAAGTCGCCGGCCGACTTGCTCACACGATGATCGGACGCCGTGGCCGTCGCCCCCTCGACCAAGGGCGTCCAGACCAGGTCCGCATCCCGGAGCGCAAAGCGCCAGGCCTCTTCGAGCAGCACGGCCCGCCGGACCTCGTCGTAGAACAACGCGCACACCGGGCCGTGCGGCGCGGTCGTGAAGTCCACGATGTCCCCTGCCCCGATCCGGGCCAGCGCCATATTGCAAATCTCGAATCTCGTCGTCGCCATGCTCGGTCTCCCTCACGGGCCCCGGGGCGGGCCCGAAGGCCCAACCCCAGGGCGAGCGAAAGGGTGATGGAGGAGCGTCCCTAGTTCCGGTTCCGCCCGAACGAGTCGGCCGGGCCGATCCACGCGTTGACCTTGCCCGCCGTGAACGTACCCGTCGCCGTGTAGTTCAGCCGCAGGTACCGCTTCAACACGGGCGGCAGGGTCGCCTGCAGGAGGACCTTGCCCGCCTTCAGACCGGATGTGAGAACGGTTTCGCCGACCAGTACGTCCGTGTAGCCACTGCCTTCGGAATCACTGTGCTGCAAAGCGACCTTCAGATTCGTGCCGCCCGCGAAGTCCTCGGCCACGACGCACTGCACGGCCAGGGGCAGGCCCTGACCGGCATGCTCCTGGTTTTCGCCCAAGTCGATCACGTTCTCGGATACAGCCGTCGTCGTCACGGCCTGGGCATCCGACAATTCGACGTTGACATCCATGACTGCCATAAAACACCTCGCTTTCCACGTGCGCCGCAACCGGCGCGTTGTGCCTCAACGATCGCTTTCGCCACCCGGCTACGCCACCTGCGCCTCGGTCGTCGTGATCGAGTCCCACTGGCGCACGGGTACGCCACGGAAGTCCGTCACCGGCTCGCCCCACAGGTTGCGCACGCCATAGTGCACGTTGCTCTTGTCCTTGGCGTGGACCTCCAGGGCCGTCTTCAGCCCCACGTTGCAGTAGAGGATCGCGCCGCGCCCCCCGTACGGCAGAGCGTTGAGCGCCTCGATGATCTTGTTGTCCAGGCCCGTGATGTCGCTCAGATCGATGTTGCAGATGCGCTTGATGCACCGCGTATCGTGGACAAACAGGCCGCCGTAGAACTTGAAATGCGAGACCATGGCCTGGAACTTCTTCTTTCCGGTCTCGTCCGTGACGGTCTGCTCGCCCAGGTCGTCCATTTCGACGGCACCAGGGCTGTTGGTCGGGTGGATCATGTGCACCCGCTTCTTGCCCCACTGGACGATGTACAGGCTGGTCATGGCCCCATCGGCGGTCCCGCCCTGGTCGATCACGTTCGGGTTCGCCAGCGTGCTCAACCGCGGCTGCAGGCCCGTGAACGTCTCCGGATCCACCGCGGCGTCGCCGGCCAGCAGCGTGTCCGCCCAGGTCTGGGCCAGCCCTTCGAGGAACGCTTCGTCCTCGCTTTGCCGGACCGCCTCCGGGTTCGGAGAAATGTCCAGCAGGGCCTTGTCGACCTGGCTGTAGGACTCCAGGAACCCGATGCCCTCTTCGACCGCCTCGGTCTGACTGGCTTCCGGCTCGACACCGCCGTTGATCTTGCGCCACGTCCCCTTGGGCAGGACCTCGGCGATGGGCAACAGTTTCTCGGCGTTGAAGCGTCGTGCGACCTCGACGACCCCCAACGTGTTGGCATTGACTTTCGTTGCCATGTCGTACTCCTTGACTGCCTGGCCCGGCCAAAAAAGAAGGCGCGGCGAACACGGTCGGTCCGCCGCGCCTCCGTAACAGGCGCGATGGTTACGGCATCATTCGGCGGTAGCTAGCCGCCTAGGAGCCTGTCGAAAAAACCGCGATAGGGTCGGCCTGCCGGTGACGGAGGCCGGTTGTGGGCGTTACAGACATGCCCACGCGGGCGTGGGCATGCCACCTGGCGTTGTTGGGGTGTTTTTCGACGGACTGATAGGGGTTCTGTCAGCATTGATAGGGGCTCTGTCGGCGGGCTAGGCGGGTCGGTGCCGGCGAGCGCCGGCCACGAAATGCCGGTGGCGGTGTGGGGGTATCAGGCGAGGGTCGCACCACCGGCGGGGTGGGTCAGGCGATGATGACGCCGGCGGCGGCCAGGTCGTCCAGGGCGCGGTCGCCGTCGCCGGGGGCCAGGTTCACCGCGGCGGTGGCCTCGGCGATGACGGTCGTCTCGAAGCCCAGGTCCACGGCGTCCAGGGCGGTGAACTTGACGCAGTAGTCGGTGGCCAGGCCGACGATGTGCACGGCCGTGACGTGGTGTTCCCGCAGCCAGTCGGCCAGGCCGGTCGCCCGTCGCCGGGCGTTGTCGAAGAATCCGCTATAGCTGTCGATCCGCGGGTCGGTGCCCTTGTGGACGATGTGGTTGAAGCGGTCGGTCTCGAGGCGCTTGACGAACCGGGCCCCGTAGGTGTGCTGGACGCAGTGGTCGGGCCACAGGGTCTGGGCGATGCCGTCGATCTGGATCGTCTGGCCGACGCGACGGCCCGGATGTGAGCTGGCGAACGAGACATGGCCCGGCGGGTGCCAGTCCTGCGTGGCGACGATCCGGTCGTAGTCGCCGCTGTGCATCAGCCGATTGATCGGCCCGACGACGCGGTCGCCGCCGGGCACGGCCAGGGCCCCGCCCGGCACGAAATCGTTCTGCACGTCCACGACGATCAGCGCCTGCAT